ATGTAAACGCCAAACCAGTTAATATTACATCACTACTCTTACCAGTTGTAGATAACCCATGAGCAGCAAGTGTGGTAACTGTCATGATACCAGTGGTATTATCATAGTTTGCACTTTGAACTCCAACAGCTGGAGCGTAGTCACAAGTAAATGCGATACCAGATACAACCACTTCATTACCAACAGATAGATTATGTGCAAATGCAGTGGTTATAGTTGTTATACCAGTGATTGAAGAATAACCAACATTGTAAATATCTCTTGGTTTATAGAAGAATTGTGGATTAGTAATATCAACGCTAGTTACATGACCATCAGTAACGTTAGCAAGACCAATAGTTGTAATACCCGATTGATCAAATCCCTCAGTTTGTAAACCTACAGATACAGTCTGTATACCTGATCTGTAACCAGAACCTGTATTACCAATACTTACACTATTGATTGTTCCTGCAAGTGATACGACTGCAGTTCCACCAGCTGAGACCAATGGTTGATATCCAAAACCACTTGTTGATGCAACAGATATAATCACTCCACCAACAGGTATTGAAGCAGTATTTACATCTCTAGAAACTGAACTCGCAGCACCAGTAAATGTTATTGTTGTTCCTGATCCTACAGTTGATAATTCAAAGTCACCATTTGATCCCGGTGCTTGTAATACACCATTGATTAAAATCAAAGCATTGTTAGTTGCAATACCAGTTTTCTGTGCTTTGTCTACAGTCAGCGCATATTGTCTATTCTTACCATTGAAATCTGATGTCAAATCATCATAAAGATGATTAGTGGAATATGTTTCTGTGCTTCCGTTTACAATACCAGATCGAGTGAAAACTCTTCCTTGGAAACTTGATGATGTTGTAATACCAACAAAATCTCTTGCATCAGGGGGATTTGTTGTTGATCCTATTGGATTCTTTCCGGGAGGTGCCTCTGCAAATGTTATTTCATTTTCAACAATATTATAATTACCACGTATCTTCTCAACTAATGATCCTGTTGGGAATCCAGCTATTGATGTTCCTAACCTCTGTCTTCTTACTTTAATGCCATTTGTAGTTCCGATTCCAACAGATAATATCTTCATCACCTCACTTGTGTTACCACTGCTGACACGAATATTATCGGCACCAAAGAATGACGTAATTCCAGTAAAGAATATAACATCCTGAGATTTATCGATACGTTTATCAAGAGTTGTTGTTACAGATGTCCCTGCAATTGGTGATTGCAAATAGTTATCAATTGCAACCAATACTCTTGTATTTGCATTTTTCGATGTAAACGTATGTGATGTTCCTATGCCGACATGAGTTAAATCTAAAGGCACAGCCACCTCTTTTAGAGCATCTTGAGCAGTCCTTGCTAACTGAACTTTATCTTCTCCTTTCTTGATGATAAAGAGTGATGATGGTAATAGTGTAGTTGTTATTCCTAGTGCAGGGAATGATGTTGATGCTATTCCGATCGCAGATGAAATACCAGTTCTTCTATCTGTATGTGCATAAGATACTTCTTCACCAGTTACAAAGAAATGATTAGGTAGTGTGATCGTATTTGCAGTTACATTAACAACTTCAGATGTTGATCCGTCGTAAGGCTTCTTAAATATAGGATCTCCATTATGCTCTAAAGCAAATTTTGTTTTGATTGATGACTGTGTGCCCTCATAATTTGCAAAGGCACTTTCAATTGAGGCATTTTGTAAATCTTTAACAGCCTCACCACCAACATCTCTTGTAGCTCCTGATGGTAATAACTCTGTGTCCTCTTCGACCCTTAGTGAATTTAAGAATGTTGTGATCGAGACACCTATACCGGCATTTGGAACAAATGTTAACTCAGTAATATTACCTGTTCTTCTACCACTAATTGTTCCAAGACCAGCAAAAGCAGTTCCAACTTTTACATTACCGAATTCAGTCAGAAAGACATTATCATCATCTGTGTAATCATCAATTATCATGACCTCTGCTAACTCATAACTTCCGTTTAACTTATCAGCAATTTGAACTATGCAATAAGCAGCATCATAAGCATCTCCATAACTTGCAATACCGACTTCGACTGGGGTTGCAGATGATGAAATGCCTGTGGTCTGTGCAGACATTTCAGCGTATGCCATATCATACGATCCGATTCCAATATATCCTTCTGTTGCAATACCAATCGCTGTTGCGTTTATAAACGCAGTAGTTAATCCTGCTTCCGGTGTATATCTTACAACAAGGTCATTTCCAACCATTAATGGGAAGAAAGTACCTATATTACCCGTCGAGGAATATGCATCAGAAGAATGAATTGTTAACTGACCATACTCTTGGAATCCAACGTTTGTTCCATCATGTATGATACTTACCTGATCATATTCAACACTACCATCACTACCCTCTACACTTACAAATAGTTTTGCAGATCTATGTCCAGAAACTGTTGTTCCAATACCAGCAAGTGTAAATACTGTTCCCGCTGCTCCACCAGCCACTGAGACACATGTTGACTGAATACTAACGAGTGATCCGTTTAATCCCTCAGATGTAGATGGATCAAAAGGTTCAGCAGGTATGGATGTAGTCGCTGTTGCAACATTAGTGGTGCTAACACCTAATTGATTTGTATCAATTTGATATGACCATAGTACAACGTTGTAATCATTGATCGTAAATTTATGTGGGAAAAATCTTAAAACAGATTCAACACCATCAATAACAAAATCAAACGATCCAAGATCTAAAGTTGTCTCAACAGATCCATATTGGTTCATCATAGTTAAACCACGACCTGTATCATGTAAAGTGTTAATGATCATTATCTGTCTTTCGCCAGTAAATAATCTGTCCTGAATATAAGCTACAAAGAATTGTGCTCTTCCATCTGATAATCTATTTCGATAAACATCTGCAAATGGAGTTGATCTCGCATTGTTATTAAAAATATTACTAAAATCATCAATTGTAACAACTCTATTAGATACAGACTCAGAAAAATCTGTTAGAATGCGTGATTTAAAATTAAATTCGTCTGAGAATGGTTTTTCAAATCCACTTATATAATTCTCTGATACTAAATCAAAATCATGGAATGATTGCAAACTTTTGACACTTATCAAATCAACTAATTTAGTTACAACGCTCTCAGGGCGAACCACTAGGTCATCAAATCTATCTGATGGTAATTGTGATTCTACTTGTAAATTAGCAAATTTTCTAAATCCTGTAGTATGATTTAATGACCCAACAATATCTTTCCATTCATCATATTGTACTTTTGATTTTACTGAATATGAAAACGCATGATAAAAATCATTATCATGAAGACGTTGTATTTCATTATTTAAGAATCCTGTATTTTTCTGCCACCCATTATCAACAATTGCAAAATGATCTGTATTATACTTTGATTCATACTTTATTTTTTCCGTTATAATTCCTTTTGCACCTGTCGGAGCTGTATACTCATTATCTTTAGTTCTTTCACCTCTAAATTTTGTTTGCTCAATAATTTGACCAATTTCAAATTCACGATTACTCTCAATTGTAATATATTTACTTGAATTATTCCATCCTGAAACAGTTCCTTTTACAACAGTGCCAGAACTGTCAATCATTTGAATATCATCATCTATTCTAAAATTTGTTGGTTGTAATTTTACGTCAAATTGTGGGAAGTATTTTTCAGGAACTAAGGTCGCATTTGATTTAACTGCATTGAATATACCGGGAAACTCAATATTTTTTTCTAAAAATTCTGACATACTATAAGTAACAATTCCAACACCGCCATAATTTGGATGAACTTTAGTAAGTGTAAATAACGCATAATCATAATCTGATGAATTATATCCTGAGGCTGTGGAACCCACTCCAACACTCACATTTTCAACGAGAACTTTATCACCCACACTAAATGGGAAGGGGTCAATATATTCACCAATAGCGTTCAAAGTTCCGCTAAAAGCATTTTTCATTGTAACTGTCACTTCTTGAGTATCATTATCATAGGTGAGGTTTTGAGCTCTTATTCCATTTGGATTACCTATTGGAATAATTGTTGGAGTTGAATCATTAAGGGACTCAGTGTTTTCTAATATTTCTACTATTTCTTCTTCTGGATTATACTTTAAGTCAACATCTCCTATTAATTTTTTCGTTACTCCATCCAATACCACTAAACTTGGATTTTGATTGTAACCCCTACCAAAGGATGTTATTCCTATTGATTTAAAACCACTTAAAGGAGAAATTCTTAAAACCTGTGGGAATAATGCCTCTGGTTTTAAAGTTGTGTCAGTTGGATAATCAAATCCAATATTTTGTAAACTAACTTTGGTGGGTTTACCAATACTTGACGTAAAGGATTCTATAACAGCACCACTTCCAACATTTGATGTGATAGTTGTGATTCCCGGTACAATTTGATATCCACCTCCACTTTCAGTGATTGTTATTTCGTCAATAGAACCATATGCACTTGTTGATATAGTTGAATATCTTAGAGTTGATGATGATGGAGTATAAGAATCCGATTCAGGTGCATCTTCTAAATCATACGTAAATGTCGTAGATCCAGTAGAGACAATATTAAACTCACCACTGTAAATACTGTTTCTTTTAGATATATTATTATTATTGAAAACGTCATCATCAACAATTATTTCTTTATTTTCTGTTAAATTATCAGATACATCTATTGGAGATAATTTGTAATATAAATTATTTGGTGTATTTTTGTTTACTTTTAAAGTTACTTTAGCATCAGCTGTTACACCTATCGTGCCAACTCTTGAAACATCAAACGCAGCAGATTGTCCACTTGTTTCATAAATTTCATTAAATTTTTGATCTTTGAAAAAATTAAAATTAAATGCAGGATATGATGTTGCACTTTGTTTATATGATAATGAAGAGTCACTCAAATCAAAAATAGCATTTGAGTCTTGATAAAAAACTAACGGTGGATTTATTGGAGAAATTGTTCCGTCACCTGTTGATGATATTCCCACAAATTCTGGAAAATCGACTGAAAGTTGATATCTACTTTCAACAAATTTTAGAGTATTTTCGTCTACAACATAAACATAATACTCTTTATTATTTTCAAGACCTATTGGACTATCCGAAGTATGTATTATTTTTTCCCCAGTTGATAACTTATGATCTTTTATTTCTATTGAATCTCTAATACCACCAGTGGCTGCGCCGGTGACAATCCCTGCAGCAACATAATCTAAAGGATTATAAACTGCCCTTCGACGAATTTTGTTATATTTTACAGTGATCGTAGTGTTAATACCCGGATTCACATCAACTATTACTGTGTCATCATTTTTTAATCCATGAGTTCCTGTTCCAACAACTGTTACAACATTTCGAGTAATCAATCCGTTTACTTGTTTACCTCTACCTTTTACTCTTAAACTGTGAATTGATCCAATACCAACATCTAAGAATTGTATTTCTTCAAAAGTAGGTTGAGTGCCGGTCAATCCTAAACCAAACCTAACGCCGGTAGATCCTAGTCCAACCCTTACAGTTGATAATCCTATGAGATTATCAGTTTTTCTAATTACAAATAAAGATGTGCCAATACCAACCGTAGTATCAACCGTAGGTGTTGCAGAAAAGAATTTAACTTTAGGTGCTGTTTCAGATCCATTAACACCATTTAATTCATAATTAACAACGTCACCAGTTTTTAATCCATGTTCTGGAAGGAAGATTGACCCCCTTGGAATCAACCTAGTTGAAGGCCCTTCTCCGGGATTATTAATTGTGATTGTATTTCCTATCCCAGTTTCATTATCAGGATCTGAATGAGATGTTCCAATTGAATTTGATGGATTAAAGTATATTTCTCTTTCTTGTATAGAGGGAAAATTAGATTGTATTCCAGCATTAAATGTAAATACCCTAGGAATTTCTTCAAGTATAGTTGATTGAGTATGAGATACTCCAACTGCTTCAACTGGTCTTAATACTCTGATTCGAGAGGAGAGATTATCAACCTCTAATACTTTTACTATTTCTGTCGAAATACCAACTTGATATCGATCATTTGTCCTTATATTATTTAAATCACCCTCAACTTTAAAGAAAGTAACTATACCTGTTGCACCTGCAGTACCGATACCTTGTGATAGAATAAGACGGTTTGAAGAAATACCTATTTCATATGATCCTGCAAAATCTTTTCTTGTTGTTGATAAACCGCCAACATTAACTATGACACCATTTTGTAAATTAATTGAAGTAGATGCAATACCAACAAATGTATTATCCCTATTTCTAAAAAATTTGACTCCAGTTATAGTTTCTTTTGTGACACTTATACCTGAGATTGATCCTTTTAATTTTGAAACTTTAGCTCTTGCATTGAAAGCATTTTCAATATTTGGGTCAAATATAACAGCATCGTTTATTTGATAATTTATTCCACCAGATGTGATTCCAACAGAATTGACTCCACCCTTTGTTACAAAATCAATATTTGAATCTTGATTAATAAATTTGTAAGATTCTGTTATATAATCATAACCACTAAAATCTTTGTTTAAAGAGAATGGATATGTGTTTCTTATTGCATTGGATTTATTAATATCAAAATCTGTTTGATTTGAAACTCTGCTAAAATTAAATTTATTTGGCCTTGAGTTAAATTTATCACCTATGATGTAAGGAAATTTTGGTTTTTTAAAGTTTTTAAATATACCATCAGATGCTGGTGTTGAATCAAATGTTGCAAAATACGCATAAGTTCCATTTGGATACTCTGGTGTGACACAAAATCTACCATTGTTTTCATCAAGAACTGAATCATCAGTAGAGGTTTTGTATGTAAAATCATTTACAAAAAATTCAGGTGGAAAAGAACTTACTGGTGGTCGATTATCTTTTTTACTTGTTTCTTCAACATATCCAGATTTCATTTGAACAATATCACCACCATCCTTTCTCGAATATCCATAAGGCCCATAAATTGGATTACCATCATATGCCCATCCTAAAATTGGAGAGTGTCGATTACTAATGCTTTCAACTCCGTTTAAGATGGCTAAATCTTTTTTTCCAAAAAGAACGGTACCGTCAGCATCATTAGCATATGATATTCTTCTTAAATTTCTTGGAACATAAACATAAGAACATTGTAAACCAAATAAACGGTTTGTTGGTGAACTCACAAAAACATCATCATCATTTAAATTTAATTCATTTTTCTTAAATTCATTAACTCTCCATTTTTGAATAATCGGTTCAAATCCTGCACCTTTACCAGAGGCATCAACTCTTACACTGGTTGACGAAACACCATATCCAATACCACCACTTTCAATATTAACTGATGTTATCGTTCCTGATGAATTTATTTGGGGTGTGAGTTTTGCATCTGAACCTACACCTAATACAACTAAATCTGGTGGTGAATTATAATCAGTACCACCATAACTAACACTTACATCAACTATTCTTCCATTTGCTACTACAGGAGTTATCACTGCATCTCTTCCTGTGTTTAAATTTATTTCTGGAACACGATTAAAGTTCAATATTTCAGATGCTCCGTAACCAACACCAGTATTTGTTAATTGAAGTGATGTTATTTCACCTCTAAAAATAGGCTGAAGTGATGCTTGGAATGTATTACCATCTATAGAGGATATTCCAACTCTACCAGACAATTCAACGGAAATTGGAGGATAATTAAATGTATGAGTACCAACTCCAACATTTCTAAATTCATTAAACTGCTCTGTTGTAAAATAAAAATCTTTAACAGTCGTACCAACTCCAACAGGGGCTAATTTAAATTGATCATTATCAATGACAGATACATAATACTCTTTATCTGTGGATAATCCATCGATAGATGTCCCATCAACTGAATACTTGACTATTTCACCTGTTTTATAGTCATGATTAGGTATGTTTATAATATTTAAAGCAGTACTTATACCTGTTGATTCACACGATCTTGCTTTATTTTCATATCCAGATCCACTATCTAAAACAACAACAGAACTTAAAACTGCTTTACCATTAAGAGATTTAAATGATTGAACACCACTTCCAAAATCTGTAAATGATATCGTATTTACTCCTGCAATTGCCTCTTCATAACTTTTATGTAATTGAACAGTATATTCTGATACTGAAGACACATAATAAATTGATTGAGTTGCTAAACCTACAATGGGAGTGCTTCCCAGAGGGTCGTATATGACTGTCTCACCCGGTCTAAATCGATGATAGGTAGTAAATCCTATTGAAGATGTATTTATCCCTGCAGAGTCTAATTTTATAGTTCCAAGTCCGACACCATCACCATTTATTAATAATTCGTGAGGAACAGTATTTAATTTCGCTACAGCAACTGCATCTCTTCCATTTCCTCCGGATATTTTTATAATCGGTTCCTCTATATAATCAAATCCAGAGTCAAGGATTTTTATCTCTTTTAATGACCCTTTAATTGCACTTACAGCGGTCGCGCCACTTCCTATATTATCATTAATTCCAACAACAGGTGGATTAATAACGTCAAAATTCTCCCCACCTTTTATTACGTTAATTGATTCTAAAATTCCATAATATACAAAATCTTTTGATTTATAATTTAATACTTCAACACCATCAACAAGTAATCCTGTATATCCGGGATTAGTGGGTGTTTTTACAGAATCTGTGACTGGTAATTTTACTTCTCGTATTAATTTTTGTGGTTCAATTACCTTTCCTTTAAATAAGAATTTTTCAACATCATTCGAGCTAATAGTTACTGAATCAACACCACCATCAGGATCAACTTTTGTGAATATTCCACCATTTATATCAGATTGACTTTTTGCAAATTTTACAGTGTTTGCATCTATTCTTTTTACATAATATAAACCTTCAGCAAATAGTCTACTAATAATATACTCTTGTCTTATTGTTTTACCTTCAGAATCAATTGTGTTCACCTCACCTTTTTGAGGTGTGTAATAAACAGCATCTCCGGTAAAATAATTATGATCAACTTGATCAGATATTTTTATCTCTTCATCATTTCGATTGTAAGTTCCACCAAAAGTAAACTTTTGAAACTTTGGGTTTAATTTAGTAACACCAGTAAATGGAAGAGATGATGATGCTACATAGACCTTATTTTGACCTTCAACTGGTTGAATTGTTTCATGAAAAAATGGAGTGTGTTTTTCTCCAACCATTAATGTTCCTTTTGTTGGATGTTCATGAGAGGGGCCATAATACTGAACACCTTTTACTAAACCACCATCTGGCTTAGTGTAAATATTTTGAATATTAGCAGTAAATTTATTTAAATCTTTGTGTAGGTCTGAATCTACTTTTGAAATCCTTTTACTAACCTTAGTCACCTTTGTGGGATCAGATATTCCAGTTCCAGATATTAAACATGTATTTCTATCAAATACATCAGTGACAACATATATTTTATTTGAAGATGGTTCAAAAATTTCTGTAAATTTACCTCCCCATTGAATCCCCTCTGCAAAAACTTCATGTGTTGTAATTTTATCTCCAATTCTAAGTATATTTGTATCCTGAGTAACTAATTTATAGGTGTTGTTTACAGAGTCAACAATTTCAAGAGATTTAACAATATAACTTTGAGCTGTGTTAAATAACCAATTATTTTCTTTGACATTACTTCCTATTTTTCCTAAGTTTTTTATTTTTATTTTTGATCCTACTTTTTGATTATTAACATCTGGTGGAATTACAAAATTATTCAAAACACCACGTATTTTAACTCGAATACCAATATCATCAACTCCATCTGATGCATATGCAAAAGTGTTTTGATCGATAAATGAATTATCAGCAATAGATGTCGTTATTCCGGTGGTATTGATTCCTAAAAATTGATTAATTGTTTTATCTGAATATGTACAAACACCTGTTGTTCCATTTTCATACAAAAATGTCAAAGTTCCTGTATTTGGAAATCCTAGAGTAGAGTCAACATCGATATATGTTTGTGCAACACCAACTTGACCAATAATTTTTGTTTTTGCGTGATTTGAAAAATTACCGTAAGTTAAACCTGCTGATCCATCAGGAAAAGACCGTCCCGCATCAAGACTTAATTTGTAAAATGTATTTGTTGCGATTCCAACCGATATTTTTTCAACAGAGCCTACTGGAGCGTATGCCCTTGATATATTTTCAAATTCATCTTGATAAAGAGTGCGATTAACAAGATCTTCAGGATCACCAACTAGAGGTTCAACTATAAAATCTCTTGTTTTTCGATAATCCGCATTTGATGGTGATATAACATCATCAATCGGACGAATAATATCAACTTTTTCACCATATACAGCTCCAAACAAGATATTAAATGACTCATCAGTTCCTCTTGTAGAGTAAAAATCTTTTGCTTGACGAATAAATTGTGGTTTATTAACTTTTTCGCTTAAATCTCTTTGAAAACCGTGTAAAAATTGATTTTTTGTCTTTTTTAAAAATTCATCAAGAAATAAAACACTTAAATTTTCGACTGTAGTGTTATTTTCATGATTTTGAGCAGTCGAAGTTGAGAAAATGAGATCCTCTGGATCATCTGGATTACGAAATGATGTAATTCCACTAAAACCTCTCTTACAATTTACAAAACTTACATCTGTCTTACTTTCATATGTTATAATCTCATCATTTATCTTTATAAGTCCGTAATTATCAGGAAATCCTGTCGTATTCAATACAAAGATGGTAGAAGTTGTTATTCCAGCATAAGCAGTAGTATTTGTTGACTTAATTAAATTTCCACACTCACTTAATTTAACATATGAATCTATATTTTGAATTAAATCAACTGGGCCACCTTTATATTCTAAACCTTTATAATATTGAGACAGAAAATTTCCAACCAAAGGAAAATCCTCTTTAACATAAGAGGGTAATTGATTTTTAACAATTTGATTTAACTGAACTCTCTTTTCGGACATCTTTTATCGTACGATGTTTCCATTTTTGTAACTTGTTGTTACAGTATATGTTGATCCTGATGGATCAGCACCAGAACTGATCTCATCTACAACCATATCAACAAAACTACTGTCTAATTGTAAGTAAAGATCTTGTAATCCAATGATATCATTTGATTCGGGAGTGGCTGATATCTCCAAAATGTCAACATTGTCTTTTGATTTACCTGATACTATATTTATAGGGTCTAAAGTGATGCGTCCTTTCTTATAATCGATAACACCCACATTTCTTCTTTGAATCACAGGTGTTGATGATCCTTCATCTAAAGAAAATAATGATATTTGACCTTTTTCGCCAGTTGAATCAGGAGTGTCATAAAGATAAACATCAGTGTTTATATTTAATACTCGAAAAGCACTTGAACGTATGTTAAACCCATTCATAGATTTAATATGAAACTCATTTCCAAAGTCGATTGCGTATTCTGCAACCTCAGAGATGGCTAATCGAAGATCTCTTCTCATCTCAACAGTTGTGATGTTGGATGTAACTGATTCGTGACTTGAATCAATAACTTTTAAGAAACGACTATATTTAAATCTTGCCCCATACTTATTTAATTCTGATGATTCTGCATATGCAGTTAAATCTCTTTGTACTTTTGTTGATACAAAAGATGCACTTGGTGCTAAGTTCGTGTTGTAGTAAACTTTACTGTTAGTTTCGATAAACAAATACTTTAAATCAAGTATTTCTGGTACAATTCCAGCAACAGAGTATCTTTTTAAACTTCTTTTTATGTTTTGTTTGATAAGATTTGGAACAAAATCACCATTTCTTGGTTTTATACTTATAAAAACTTTTCCATATTGTGGAGGGACTAATTCTTCTCCTCCAAATACTGATATTGACTCTGTTTCTGGGTAAATTTTGTTAGGAATTAAGATTTCATAATCATTTGCACTCAAAGCTCTATTCTGAGTGGTGTAAACTTGAGGTGCAAACTTACGAATTGAGTCAACACTCTCAATACTTTCCCCTCCACTTGATGGTAAAGGTGTTGTGATTAATGAAATACCATTTGTAACAAAAATTTCTACTGAATTTCTGACGTAAGACACACTTCCAGAGAATGTAAAGCTATTCACACCATTTCCATCTGACCCATTTGTTACAATGTATGTTATTTCAACCACATTTCCGTCTTCAAGGGCTTTTCCAAAGACTCCATCGCCAAAAATTACTTCATATTGCTCTCCTTCAACCTCTTGAATAAAATAAATGTTTGAATTACCAGTAATTGTTGATTTTGTAACGGTATCAAACAGTTCATCTTGCCTTGAATACTTTGTTGAGACCGAAGAATCAACAGAAGGTCGTACAGAAACAACTAAACTGTCTAAATCGATACCAACATTTGGTAAAATAAACTTTTGAAATTTATTTCTTGTGGAATAAACATATGTTTGACTTAAATATGACCCCTCATAAACTTCAATATCGTCAAAACTTGCCACACCGTCAATTACAGACACTGTTTTATCTTCGGGAATACCAAAAACAAAAGATTGATTGTTAAAAGTTCCTCCAGTTGTTGCGACAGGCCCTGCTTTGAGTGTTAAATTTGCAGGAGTTGGTGAAACTGATGAAATATCAACGAAAAAACTAATATTTGCTCTTGAAGATTTCTTTGATCGAGGTACATATCCAATATTTCTTGCTAATGCAACTACATTTTCTCTCAAAGTTGCTGAATCGATGAATACTTCATTCGATATCATGTTTGCATTATAAGAAGTGATGTAAGTATTGTAGGCTAATACATCTAATATTGTAGATAAGTTAGATCCTTCAAAATCATAGTCAGTAAAATCTGAACTACTTTGAATATAGTCTTTAAGTGTTTGTTTTATCTGGTCAAAATCCAGATTAGTGAAATTTATAAGTGACATTTATCGAGTTGGCAACAGCAC